TGGCCGGGGTGGTGAAGGTCTCCTGCCGGATGCCCAGCTTCACGCTCCACCATTTTCGGAAGGTCTCCGTGTCCCACCGGCCCATGACCTTGGACGTGTCCGAGGCCCCGATCCAGCCGCTGCGGTCGTGGTCGTGGATCACAGTCGGCTCACCGCCTTTTCAAGGCTCCCCAGCTTGTCGAACCACCCCATCATGGTGGCCATCTGCTTGTCGTTGATGCCCAGCTGCGCCAGCAGATCCCGGTGGGAAAGTCCCCCCTGCTCCTTGCTGGTAATCAGCCGCTCCAGCCGCTCCTTCACGGCGTAGATACTGTGCCTCGACAGATCCTCCTCCCCGTCGTCGCCGTCCCCGGCGGCCCACAGGTCAAAGCCCAGACCCGTCCGCACCGCCACGCCTTTGACAAAGGCTCTGGCCAGCGCATTGTTGATCCGCAGCTGGTTCAGCGTGTCCTCATACACCACCAGCGAACCATTCAGCAGCGGCATATCGTAGGAAAAGACGTTCTCGTCAATGTGGATCTCCACCGACACGAACCAGCACTCCGTCACTCTCCCCTTGCTGGTGGTCACCTTGGCCTGTGGCCACAGGTAGCTGTTGGTCTCCGGGCAGCGCCGGGGAGCGTACCAAACGCTCTCCGCTCCGTTCTCGTGCAGCAGCTTCACGCAGTTGGCCCAGCCCAGATAAGGCACCTTCACCGTGTTCCCCCGCTCGTCCTTGGCGTCCCGGAACCCGCACAGGGGCCGCACATCCAGTTTCACCAGTTCGTTAAAAGGCTTCAGCATTTCTCCTTCTCCTCCTTCTTGTCCTCTCCGATCACGTCCATCAGGCTGTTTCCCTCCAGCAGCTGGTCGATGACCTCCATCTCCGTCCGCCCGAAGCCTGCCTTCATCAGCCACCGGAAATGCCGCCGGGTGTTCTCCCGGCACGTCCCGCAGGCCGCCTCGTTCTTCCAGCGCCACCCGCTGCAAAGAGGGCAGGGCCTCGCCTCCAGCTCCGAAAGCGGCCCCAGCGCCTCGCCGCACTTGGGGCAGCTCAGCCCGTGGTAGCCCACGTCCTTTTCCTCCTCCACCGCAGGCTCGTCAAACACCTCGCCGCAGTACTGACACAAATACATCCTCTTCTTCCTCCTCGTCGCTTAGATCTACGTATTCATATGGGCCGCTTGTCCTCTGCCCCCGGTACACGGCCTCCATGGCCCGCCGAACCGTTCCATAGCTGCGCCCGATCAGCGCCGCCAGTTCTCCCATGCTGTCCGCCTGCGCCACCGGCAGCCGGTACCTGTCCTTCGTCACGCAGCGGTATACCCGCATTTCTTCCGTCGCCTCCTTGGCTGATAGCTCCAGCACTTGCCCTCCTCGTCCCACAGGGGCCGGGGCTTGCACTTGCCCACCATCTCTGCGTAGTTGCAGGTCCACATCCGGTTCGGCCCGGTCATTCCGTACCGGCACGCCCGGCATCTGCTCCAGTCCTTCAAGCCTCCACCATCTCCCCGTTTTTGAGCGTGTACCACGTTTCCTCCTTGACGGTCAAGCCGTCCACCTGCACCAACTTGGCATTCAGGATCATCCCGCTGTCGTATTCGGTCACCACCAGCCATGTTCCCAGTTTGCCCTTAGCACGGCTATCCTTGCCCCACGCCACAGCCAAGCACTGCTCGCCGTTGGCTGAGGAGCTTCCTTGTTCTCCTGTGGCAACTGCCGTCCCCCTCTCACCGGATGCGGCGGCGTTGCCCCTCCAACCGGATGCGGCGGCGTTGCCACTCCAACCGGATGCGGCGGCGTTGCCACTATCACCCGATGCGGCGGCGTTGCCACTCCTACCGGATGCGGCGGCGTTGCCACTATCACCCGATGCGGCGGCGTTGCCCCTC